CGAGGAGTTTAAATCTCGTTTCAATCTGGAGCTTGCGATGGCCCGTCATGTCCTCGCGGATTTCCTTGACGCCGCTTTCGCTTTCCTCGCGGCGCACCCCTTCCTGAGGGGTGTCAGCGATCAACAGCGTATCCTCGAGGATCGCCTCTCTACCAACCATTCTTGCGCGCGCGATGCGTGCAGCAAATTCTTCGTTTGCCTCCATCCAGCCATATACCGTACGCCATGGAGGCATTCCATCATCACGGCAAATCACACGCAATGGCTCGCCCTCTGACAATCGATCGCATATTTCATTTGCCACCGCATCAGAGTAGGTAGTAGGCCGTCCGCGCGCACGGGCAGATTTATTTGCCATCATCCACTCCTGAGGGCATTGCGCAAGCCGCGCGCTACATGCCACAGCACGAAGAGCGTCCAGCCGATGCTGCCCCATATCAATATCCATTCAGGCGTAGGGACATGAAGCCAGAAAGCGCATTGTGCGACCACGAACACTACACACATGCCGAGCAGCCATTCGAGCGCTACCAGCAGCAATGCGACGAGAAATATGAACATGGCCAATCACTCCCCTGTCGAAAGAGGCGCGGCATGCATCCGCGCCCTCTGTTTCACTTCGCAAAAATCGATTCGAGCTTGTCGAGTTCCGCATGCAGATGCGCGACGGCGCTGCGCTCGAACGTCCACAGGTGCTCACGGATGCGCTGGATACTGGCCAGCGCTCGCGCCGCGACGTCATCGGCGAAACCGCTGGCCGCCAGCGTGCCGTCGTTCGGCGATGCAGCTCTCACAGACGATTGCATGCCGTTTTCGGACTGGGCGACCACATCCGAGACAGAGGCGTTCATCGGCACCGGAGCGTCGCCGATCGCCTGAATTTGGGCGATCTGCTCTGTGGTCGATTGCATCGGCGCTAAATCCGAAATGGCGGGAATGACGTTTGGGAAGGTGCCAGAAGCTGCGGCTGCCTCGATCGCAGGAGCAGTGGCGTCAAAAGGGCCCACTGCAGACATTCCTGCCTCCTGAAGTTGGGCCGCAGCATCGGGATGAATCAGATGCTCGACCTTCTCCTCGAGCTTCTGGAACTCGCTGACGATCTCGCCAACGATACTGGTTTGGTTGGTTTGCTCTTCGCTCATGATTTCCTCAGGTTGAGGGTGGGAAAACCATTCATCTATTGTTGCACATTGTTACACCATTGGAACACATAACTGCGGTTCAGCAACAGCCCGCGCTCACGGACCACTGAGCCATTCTCGACGAGCGCAGTAAGAACTCGATGCACTCCATACCGCAATGTTTCGTGCCTCACGCCTGGGAAATTCATGGACCGGAGGATTTCATGGGTCCGGAATTTGCGCTCAGGATTCTCACTGAGCAACTGGATGATCTCCGCGGCATATTTCATGCGGCCCTCCACATAACAGACCAGAACATGAACAGAATCAGAAAAATCGGCACGATCAACTCCTCTGGTTGGGATCCAATAGTGGCTCAACAACGATCTCGGTGCGCGGATTTTTCCGGTCGATACCGTGAAAAATGTGTTTCTCGCGTACCTGGCGGTCGTTGATGTAGACGCCACGTTGCACTAGCTCACGCACCCTCTCATCGCCGCGCTTGATGATCTTGTACCGGTCCTGTAGCACATCGAGGATCAGCGATTCATCCAGGTCAGGGCGTTCGCTAGCGTAGTAAATCGTCATCGTGATGCGCACTGAGCCATCGAACTGCACTCTGGCAGCAGGCGGGATCTGGCGTAGGGCATCGGACTCATAGCTCAGCGCTTTCTGCCCCTTGATGCTCGCCGACCGACCACCGATCGTGACGATTTTTCGGCTGTTGGCCTTGCTGTACGGTTGGCCGAAGATGGTGAAGGCAACGCATTTTTTCTCAGAATCTCTCATGGATGTCGTCCATTGCACTTGGAAATGCCTCTGTAACTGACGAGAAGTCACCGCCATTCAATTTATTCTTGGCACCAGCACCATGGGTAGCCAGATCACCAATTTTTCGCTCTACGTCCCTTATTTCGCGCGCGATGTGTGCGGGGATGCGCCAGGGCCTGCACAGCTCTGCCACGAATTATTGTCGTAATCCGAGACGCGTTTAGCGATGATCCGCTTCGACTCGGCAATGGCTTCTCGAGCTGCTACCTTGTTGCGCTCGGCAGCTTCCGCCTGCCCGCGGCGCCTCTCATCCATATCCGCCATGAACGCCTTGATCTTTTCGATTCCCTCAGGATTTACCTCGGAATTATCGACCTTGTGCGAAATCGAAAGGAGCGCAGTCACTTGCGGGGCTGGCAACAAACCTTGGCGCCTTGCTTCGGACAGGGCCGCATCGCGCTTGTGCTGGTCCGTGCCGATGGACGGCCACCACTTCGCGGGTTCAGTCGCTGTGGCAACCTGGCGCTCATAGACCTCCTTGAACGCCATGCGCGCGCCGACTTCATCACCAAGATCAAAGATCGGCTTGGCGACACCCCAGGCGTGTGCAATCTCGTCGTTCATCACAACCGTTTCCGACTCATCGCACGCTTTCACGGCGATGGCCCAGGCCTCTTCTGGCCCCGGCCGCTTAGCTGCCGACGGAATCCTCGTGACAACATCGGCAGGAACAGGAGCGAACTTGCTTTCGCGCATGTGCTCGGACAATGCGCCACGCACTTGCTCGATGCTGTACGGCCGCAACACCGTCAACCAAAGATCGATCGACTCAAACGGCGGGAGAGGCCTGCCAAGCGTCGAATAGCAGAGATTCAGCAGCTTCACAAACTCACCTTTGTCTGTCGGTTGCATGTCAGTGCTCCATGTCGATGATTGTTGGATCGGTACTGCTTTCCCCATCTCTAGCGAGGTAAGCGGCCACAAGCGCATCGTTGTGAGCCGCTACGCCCGAAGCCGGTTGGTACTTGGGCGGCGCGGAATCGTTGGCGATGAAGCGGTCGATCTGGTCCGCGCTTCGGAAAATCAGGTCGATTCCGTTGTACTTCTGGCCCCGGTCGTTCTGGCCCATGTTGTGCGGCGTGAGACTGCAACCACGGATCGCCCGGCAGAGGTCATGCGGCGAATAGCCCATCTTCAGCGCGGCCCTGATCGTCCTGCGTCGCTTCACGTCAAGCTGCGAACGCGGCGATTCCATGACTCGTTGCCAGTAGGCGAAGATTCCCCCAGGCAGATCGGCCTTTCCCTCTGGTGGCGGATCGTCATCCTCTTCGTCGTCGGGCTTGCCCGACAAAGTGTTTTCCCCGGTATCCGGGATCAGGGTAGGGGAATCAGTAAGAGGGATAGGGGAATCAGTAAGAGGGATAGGGGAATCAGGAATCAGCCGGGTCGGTTCCGGTATTTCCGGTGCTTGCACTGTTCTAGCACTGTGCTCTTCTGGTGCTTGCACTGTTCTAGCACTGTGCTCTTCTGGTGCGGGTATCTGGCTAGCCGCTTCCTTTATGTGCGGGTTCTGGTGCTTTAGAAAGTTCACCACCTGAATAAACCGCTGCTCGCCTACTGCGTAGCGCAGGATGAAGCCAAGCCGGTGCAGGTCATCCAGCAGGCGGTTCACGTCACATTCGTCATAAGGAAGAAGTTCGACCTTGATCTTCTTCGGCCGGTCTTCAAGGCGCCCCTCGCGGTCAGCAACGCACCACAAGCCCTGAAACAGAAGGCGGCCTAGCGGCGCGATCTCGGCGAGCACGTCGTTCGTGAAGAAGCTTGGCTTGATGTTCCTAGCGCGGGCCATATGTGCCTCGAATCATGTTCCAGCAAACGCCGCAGAAATATTTGATAGCCCCGGAGGAGCTGTCATCCCGTCGCGTGCACGCTTTCGTGATTGCCAAAAGAAGCTGATCTTCAGCGAGCTTTTCTACGAAATTGACGCGGACCGAATCGCGGAATGAGACCGTGAACTGCCGGTTCTGAAAGTGACGCTTGAACACATTGAAGCGAAGCCGCTTGCTGATCGGTTTCCTTTCCGCAGTCATCGCATAACCTCAAGCGGCTTCGCTAGGGCTGTTGTATGCCCAGAGATCTGGACGGAGTTCCGCGAGCGTGAAGCGCGGCTCAGCAGCACACAGCTTGCGCGCGAGTTCTGGGCTAGGCTTGCGACGTTTGGCGACGCAGTGTCGGAGGTATTCAGAGGAGGTTTCGCAGGCGGCAGCCAGGCGATGCCGTTCGTCCGGCGTAGCGGACTTGAAGAATTCAGAGAGCGTCATGATCCTATCAGTCGTTTGATGTATTCCCTCGTCGCTGTACGATACGCCAAAGCTATGCTTGGCGCAAGGAAATCCATGGTCTAGTATCAACTAGGTACATGAACGGTGACGACAATGAAGACAAACGCCGAAATCAGACTGGAGAACGCGCGCATGCTCGCCGAAGAAGTGGGCAGCGTCGCGGACCTGGGTCGGTTGCTGGAGATGACGGTATCTCAAGCCAATCAATTCGCGGGCCCGAATCCATCCCGTAACATAGGCACCAGCATTGCGCGACGCCTGGAGCGGGCATGTGACAAACCCGAGGGATGGCTCGATATTGAGCACCCGAAGCCGATCACTGAGACGTTGCGCGATCTTCAGGTGCAGGAGGCGCTTCGGATACTTCAAACCCTCTCTGACGTTGAGTTGACGCGCTCCCTAGCCTGGTTGCAGGAGCTTGTTGCGTCCAGAAGTCAGGGCTGAGAAATATTCCGTATCTTTTTGCTTGCGCTCAGCGTAGCAGTCTGCTAATATTCAGTCATCGAACAACACAACTGGAGATGCAAAATGACCAACACCGAACTCCGCATCAAGGAACTGGGCGCACTGAGCAACGGCCTGCACGCTGAAGGTAATGCCCTGTGGGCTGCCGGCAAGCAAGAGGAAGCCATCGCCAAATTCGAAGCCGGCAACGCGCTGTGGGATCAAGCGCTCGCTCTGTATGCCACCATCGCCGCCCTCTGACTCCATTTGGTGATTGACATGTGCACCCTCAACGACGCAATCAACCGCCAGGTAGCGCACGAGGACTTGGATGCCTTCCGCAACGCCGAGTCGTTTGGCTCGCACTTCGGCAGGCACATCAAGCCGTTCGCCGATAAGCACCCCTATAAGCGCGTCGAGTCGATTCCGCTCTGATCTGATCTTCACCGCCCACCACCATGAATGCCCTCGCAAAGACCGAAACCACAGCGCTCGCCACTCTGAGCGAGCCGGAGCTGCTGGATGTGCTTCAGTCCAGCCTCTACCCCGGCGCATCGCACCAATCGATCAAGATGGTGCTGGGCTACTGCAAGGCTGCGGGCCTTGACCCGATGCGCAAGCCCGTTCACATCGTGCCAATGTGGGACAGCAAGACTGGACAAATGCGTGACGTGGTGATGCCCGGAATCGGTCTGTACCGCACGGATGCAGCGCGTACGGGCGAATACGCGGGCATCACCGAGCCTGAGTTCGGCCCTGACAAGACCGAAGTCATCGGCGGTGTCGAGATTACGTTTCCGCAATGGTGTCGCGTGACCGTCTCACGACGCATGCCATCAGGCGACATCGTGAAGTTCACGGCCAGCGAGTTCTGGAAGGAGAACTACGCCGTCAAGGGTGGCAAAGAAAAAAGCATCGCCCCCAACCTCATGTGGCAGAAGCGACCTTATGGGCAGATCGCCAAGTGTGCCGAGGCACAGGCTCTGCGCAAGGCTTTCCCCGAAGTCGGTAGCCAACCAACGGCAGACGAAATGGAAGGCAAGACGCTTGACATGGGGCCCGCTGAGATTGTGAGTGCTCCGCCTGCACCGCAGATCTATAACCAGGCTGATTTCGAGAAGAACCTGCCCGCGTGGGAAAAGCAGATCGTCGCGGGAAGGCTGACTGCAGTCGAAGTCATTCAGCGCGTGGAAACCAAAGCCCCGCTGACCGAAGAGCAGAAGGCACGGATTCTATCCATCAAGCGTGGCACACCGTCTGAGGCAACCGACGCGCAGCCGAAGACGGGGCCCACCTATGCCCAAGTGGCCGAGCTGATTCATGCCGCTGCCACACATGATGATCTGGACGCCCTAGACGAAACCGTCGGCTCCGTGGCCGATGCCCAGCACCGTGCCGAACTGGTGGCGCTTGTTGAGCAGCGCCGCAACGAGATCCCTGCATTTTGAGAAGCCGCCATGAAAATTCTCCAATTCCAGCAAGGCACCCCAGAATGGGCTGCGCATCGTCACACCGCTCTGAATGCTAGTGACGCCCCCGTAATGTTGGGCATTAGCCCCTACCGGACCCGCTCCGCCCTGTTGCATGAGCGCGCAACAGGCATCGTGGATGCCGAGATTGATCCGGCTGTGCTGCGCATATTCGCTGAGGGTCACCGTGCCGAAGCGCTGGCCCGTCCACTGGCCGAGAAGATCATCGGCGAAGAGCTGTATCCGATGGCGGGAACTGATGGTCGCTACTCGGCCAGCTTCGACGGCCTGACACTGCTGGAAGACACAGGCTTCGAGCACAAGAGCCTCAACGAGTCACTGCGCTATCCCCATTGGGACGAAGCCAACGGCGATCACCTGCCCGATCACTATCGCGCCCAAATGGAGCAGCAGTGCATGGTCAGCGGCAGCGAGCGCATCCTTTTCATGGCATCCAGTTGGACCGACGATGGCACGCTGATCGAGGAGCGTCACTGCTGGTATATGCCAGACCCCGCCATGCGCGCCAGCATCGTCGCTGGGTGGGCGCAGTTTGAGAAGGATGTGGCCGCCTACATGCTCCCGGAGGCTACGCCAGTCATCGTCGCTGAGGCCGCGCAAGCGCTGCCGGCAGTGTCCGTGCAAATCAGCGGCCAGATCGACGTGCGCGAGAACTTCAAGGTGTTCGAGGTTGCCCTGCGCGACTTCCTCGACAACAAGCTCATCCGCGAGCCGGAAACCGATCAGGACTTCGCCAACCTTGATCAGCAGATCAAGGCCATGAAGAAGGCGGAAGAAATGCTCAACGCCGCCGAGACCATGATGCTGGCGCAGATTCAGAGCGTCGATGAAGCCAAACGCCAGAAGGACATGCTCGCCAAGCTGGTGCGCGACAACCGTCTCATGGCCGAAAAGCTGCTGGACAGCGAGAAGACGCGCCGGCGCGCGGAGAAGGTGGAAGCAGCCCGCAAGGCGTTCGCCGCTCACGTTGCCACGCTCCAGAGCGAAATCTCCGACGTCCGTCTGGAAATTCCGGTTCCCGACTTCGCGGGCGCCATCAAGGGCTTGAAGACCCTGGTAAGCACCCAGGACAAGATCGACACTGCACTGGCAAACGGAAAGATCGCCGCCGACCAGCAGGCCGCCGACCTACGCACGAAGCTGGGCTGGATCGACACGAACGCCGCTGAACACCGGGCGTTGCTGGCCGACCTGCAGCAGCTTGTCGCCAAGCCGTTCGACGACTTCACGCTGGCGATCACGGTGCGCGTCGAAGCACACAAGAAAGCCGAGGAAGCGCGCCTTGAAGCCGAGCGTGCACGCATCCGTGCAGAGGAGGCCGCTCGTCTTGAGCGAGAGCATCTCATCCGCGCCGAGCAGGAGGCGCAGGCAAGCATTGCCGAAGCCCGCGCAGCTGATGCACTGCCCGCCCCGCTGCTGGATGACCTGAGCAAGCTCGCCGCCGATGCTCGCGTCGAAGCCGTCGCAGAGATCGACGCCAACACAGCCATCAATGCTGCGCAGCGCTCTGCCGCCGTACCCACTCTGCGGCTTGGTCAGATCAACGAGCGCTTGGCCCCCATCGCCATGACCGCCGACGGGCTGGCAAGCCTGGACTTCCCGCACGCCGCCACTGACAAGGCCGCGAAGCTCTACCACGAGCATGACTTCCCGCGCATCTGCGCAGCGCTGATACAGCACATCCAAGCTGCTGCGAAGGCCACTCGTCACCAGGGCGACACAGATCTTCCAGCGCGCGCCGCCTGACCCCCAAGGAGCCTGACCATGAATACGAAGCATACCGAGGGGCCGTGGCATGTCACTGGCAAAGGCCTTAGTCGATACGTTGAAGGCCGCGTGCGTCCCGGCGTACTGCAAGAAGTTGCTTGGTGCGGTGCCACTGAAGTGCCCGAGCAAATGGAAGCGAACGCCCGCCTGATCGCCGCCGCGCCGGAAATGCTGGAGGCGCTGGACAACATCGGCGGTCTGTCTCGCGCTCTTCGCGTTGGCGGCCCCGATCCGATGGATTTGCATGAGTTATCGGACGCTCTACAGGAGGCCGTCGATACGGCAAACGCGATTGTCGCCAAAGCCACCGGAGCCAGCCATGTGTCTCAGCAGTCAAACACCCCGGCCTGAAGGCCGGAGCTTGTGGAAAGATTCACTAGCTCGAGTTTGACCAGACCAAGCGCCGCGAGGCGCTACGTTGTGTAGAAGACAGCAGACCCCGTTCCGGCGGGGTTTCGTTCGTCATAGGCAAAAGCAATCGGTGTGGATAGCGAAAATCAATCACGTGATTCGTTGCATGACCTACAATTCATTCAACGAACTAATTGTCGTTCGCTCACGATAGGGGATGATGATGAAGATGCACCCGAAACCGATGGTCCGCCACGCGCAAGTGCGCAAGTGCGCTGCGCTGGTAGTGACCGAGCGCGGTAACGCCGAATTCTGATCATGAAGATCACCACCAAATTCTCCCGCCTAGCGGATTTCAAGGTCGGCGTGCGGGTTGAGTACCGCGACGCGCACGGGCAGCTCCAGACGGGCACGATCACCGACACATCGGGGCTTGGGTACGAGGTCGAGCGCAATAATGCCGATGGCTCGACCACGAAGTGTCGCCCGATCTTCGCGTTCGACATCACACGCATCATCTGACAACAGCCCGCCGCGTGCTGGCATCATCACATCCAGACCATGACCATGACCACCAACCAAGCCATCGAGCGGCAGGCCGAGCAGGCCAACGCCGCCACCGCGCTCCAGCAGGCGCTGGCGAAGCAACCGCAGATCGAGACCGGCCTTGACCTGCTGGGCGAGGGCTTCCTGGGCGACGTAGCCGTCGAGTTCTACGGCAAGCTCTACGACTTCGGGCGCGGGCCGGCCGTCGACATGGAGGACATTGCGCTCGCCGGCACGACCGTCAGCATGCGCACGCTGGTGAGCGTGAAGCGCTGGACGGAGATCGAGACGCAGATTCTCGATCGCATCCTGCGCAACCTTTAAGCAACGTTTAACAGTTCACGCCCGCCGCGCGCGGGCTTTCTCAACCGCAGCACCTTCAGGAGTGAACCATGGGCATCATCAAGCTCGCGATCGGCAGCATCGCACGCGACAAGCGCGCCAGCAAGTGAGCCGCGCGAGCGACCTGCTGCGTGCCGCCAAGCGCGGGGAGATGCAGAACGACAGCGTCACCCTCGCGCTCGACGTTGGCGCAATCGTCTCCTTCGGCATCGCCGTGGGAACCTTCATCTACATCTATTTCACGCTATGAAACCGTTCGACTTCAACCAATTCCAGGCAGGCGCCACAGCGCTCACGCCCGGCGGCCGCAAGGCAACGTTCGTCGCATTCATCGCCACCCCGAGCCTCAGGTATCCGGTTGTCGCGCACATCGAGGGCGATGATAGGCTCACGTCGGTCAGCATCGCGGGCGAGTTGCAGAACAACATCCAGCTCACTATGGCGCTGGTCAAGCGCACGGTCTTCGTGAACCTGTACCGCGAAGACGACGGTCGCATCGTCGCGTCCCACGAGACGCACAGCAGCGAGGATGAGGCCACATACGATCGCCTGTCCTCCGACTACATCGGCGCATTCCCCATCGAGATCGAGGAATGACAAGATTCGGCATGCGCCTGTGGCGCCGCCGGCATGGACTGACCCAGGCACGTGCAGCGGAGTGCCTGGGCCTCAAGGCCGTGACGGTCAGCCAGTACGAGCGCGGCGTGCGCCGCGTTCCACACGTCGTCGCACTGCTGTGCGGCGCCTACAACCACCTTGCGGGCATGGGCAACTCGACCGAGACGACCCTGACCGCGCTGGAGAATGCAAGTGCTGAAAACCATTCTTGAGCAGTACCGCAACGGCGAGCGCGGCTTGCCGACGTATGACGAACTGGCGGCCATCGTCGGCGGCGATCACGATAGGCATGCGCAGATCAACGGTGGCGCCTGCCGCGCGCAGGCTGAGGCGCAGCCGGTGGCTTGGGTGCGCTATTGCAGCGATAGCACCTTCGAAGACCCGATCATGGATACCGACATCCGCATGGCCGGCGCTCGCCGAACGTCTGGAGCCTGGACGCCGCTCTATGCCCATCCCTCCGCAGAGGCTAGGTCGGTGGGGCTGGGCCGAAAGGAGAGCCTCGATACGGCCGAAATGCTGGAGATGCGGATCACAGAGGCGATGACCCGCCTGGACGAGGCGAAGGCAGAAGTTAAAGAACTTCGCCTCGCCCTGGCCATCGCACGCGACCAAATGCGCTTCATGGCGAACTGGTTCAGGCACAGCTCGCCGGCCGAGCATCGTTTCGCAGAGAGCGCAATCACCATCGTGAATGCCGTGCTTGAACGAGGAGAGCCGAAATGATCGAGCATACTGGTCCTGAAACGCTCGTCGGCCCGTTCCCCGGCGCTGTACCGCCTGCGCGGCCCGTTGGGTTCATTGAGCAATGGGAACTAGACCAGCTTAAAAATGGGTGCGTGGCCCGAGTATTCCCGACCAAAGATGAGCCACACGATGTGGCGCTATTCACCCACCCCGAAGCATCGGCGACGGGGCTGAGTGATGGCTGGAAGCAAGCCGCTGAATGGGTGCGCGACAACTATCAAGACTACGCAAACATCGCTTCCCTGGTCGATGCGATGCTCGCCCGCGCCAGCGCCGCGACTGCCTGCGTTGCCTGTGAAGGTTCGCCATCTTCTGAAAACAACCCCTGTGCCGTGTGCGGAAGAGCCGCGACTGTGGGCGAGGCGAGCGTAGCCGACGATGACGTTTTTACATGGCTCGAAACTGAGATTTCTGCTGTCGATTGTCGGTACCGCGGAGACCCTAGCTACGACCACGACGCCTATTGGATGCGAGAACGTGTTTTGAAGTTGGTGAAGGAAGCCAAGGACGTATTTGGCAAAGTCGCCCAGCAGCAGGCCGAGCATCGTTTCGCTGATAGCGCAATCAACAGCGTGAATGCCGTGCTTGAACGAGGAGAGCCGACATGAAACGCATGGCCGAGGATGAGGCCGCTCGCTCTGCCTAAACAACCACCGCCACCGAGGACATCATGCAGATCCAAATCAAACACCGATTCACCGACGCTGTGTTGTTCGAATGCGATGCGGAATCGCTCAAGGCAGCCGTTGAAAAAGCGGCAGCAAGCGGCGCGGACCTGCGCGGCGCGAACCTGAGCGACGCGTACCTGCGCGGCGCGTACCTGAGCGGCGCGTACCTGGACGGCGCGGACCTGGACGGCGCGCCGATCGTCCACAACATCCATCAACAGGTCTATCAGGCGGCCTCCCAGCCTCATGCGCTCGATATGCGCATGTGGCATAACTCATGCGGCACCGCCCATTGCCGCGCTGGGTGGGTCGTCACCCTCGCTGGCGAGGCCGGCAAAAAGCTCGAATCGAAAATCGGAACTCCCGCCGCCGCCATCGCGATCTACCTCAAATCCGATCCCGAACGGTTCAAAACCGAACGCATCCCCGATTTCTATTGCAGCAACGATACCGCTCTCGCCGACATGAAACGCATGGCCGAGGATGAGGCCGCTCGCTCTGCCTAAACAACCACCGCCACCGAGGACATCATGCAGATCCAAATCAAACACCGATTCACCGACGCTGTGTTGTTCGAATGCGATGCGGAATCGCTCAAGGCAGCCGTTGAAAAAGCGGCAGCAAGCGGCGCGGACCTGCGCGGCGCGAACCTGAGCGACGCGGACCTGGACGACGCGGACCTGGACGACGCGGACCTGGACGACGCGGACCTGGACGACGCCATGCTGCGCGCACGGGAATCCACATGACCCCCGAGCGTGAAGCGCAGATTCCAGAGAATTGCACGTATGACATTGAAGTGTACAAAGCCCTGGCTAAATGCGTCCGATATGAAGACGGCAAGCTTTACTGGAATGAAAGCCGTGGAAGCGCAATGAAAGGGAAGGAAGCCGGGTCAGTCCACACTCAAGGGTACGTAAGAATTCCGCATCACCGGAAATATGTTGCGGCTCATAGATTGATCTTCTTCATGCATTTTGGTTTTCTCCCTTGCACTGTCGATCATATCGATGGAAATAGATCAAACAACAAGATTGAAAATCTAAGGGAAGCGACCATAAGACAAAATGGCATGAACCGCAGACTAAGCCGTACAAACAAGACTGGGCTGACCGGAATTTATTGGCATGCGCAATTGCAAAAATGGACCGCAAGTATCCGCATAGATAAAAAACTCAAACACCTCGGAGTTTTTGATACTGTATTTGACGCTGCATGTGCAAGGCTATCCGCAGAAAAAGAGCAATACGGACAATTTGGAGCAAGAGAATGCAACTGAGTAAGATTGAATTCGTCGCCGATTGGCAGCGCGTCATGGGTTCCGACACGGCGTTGAACACTGACACCGTACTGGAGTATCTAAATCTCCGCGCGCAGGCTGAGGCGCAGCCGGTGGCTTGGGTGCGCTATTGCAGCGATGGCACCTTCGACGGCCCGATCATGGATACCGACATCCGTATGGCCGGCGCTCGCCGAGCGTCTGGAGCCTGGACGCCGCTCTATGCCCATTCCTCCGCAGAGCCTTGCCGCGCTGACAACGTGATCCGAAAGCCGCTCCTCGATACGGCCGAAATGTTGGAGATTCGGATCACAGCGGCGATGGCCCGCCTGGACGAGGCGAAGGAACTGCGCCACGCTCTGTCCATCGCACGTGACCACATGCGCGTCATGGCGAACTGGATCAAACGCACAATCACCATCTTGAATGCCGTGCTCGAACGAGGGAAGCCGAAATGACCGACGACCAAATCCGCATGATCGCAGAGCGCATGGACCTGGAGGACAGGGTGTGCCGGCTGCGGGCGACCCTGCGTGCTGCCGAGCAGATCGGACCACTGGGTATCGAGTACGCCGAACGAGTTCGCATGCGCAATCAGATCGGCGCCATGGTGATGTACCTGGAGATTCTGACCGATCGCATCAAGGCTTTCCAAGGAGAACCGCAATGACGCGCGAAGAGGCGGTATCAATCCGATTCGCGACGTTCGACGCGTTCGCGATCTGGTTCCGGTTGTGGTTGGGTCGCGAGCCTACCGCACGCGAGGTGTGGCGTTATCTCGCCACGCGGACCAGCGAGGCTCCCGCGCCCACCACCCAGCAGCAGGCCGAGCCTAGCGCTTCTGCCGAAATCGCCTGCTCAAGCTGCGGACTGACGATGGACGACAGCAAGGCACTCGCAGCGATGAAGCAAGCCGGGCCGGGGGCGGATGAGACCAATCCAATTTTGCTGTGGGCCGAAATCCACCGATTGCGCGCGGAAGCGCAAGGCCCTGATGGCTGTGTGACTTGGAAAGATGCTGCTATCGCAGAGCGTAAATTGCGCGTCGCAGCCCAGTCCGGCCAGCGGGCTGGCGTGGCACCGGAATACGTAATGGTGCAGCGTCGTATGCGTCCGACGCGGCGACCTGAAGGTGAAGGCTGGACGGATTGGGAAGAGTGTTCGGAAGACATCGCACGTGATTGCGAGCGAGTGCCAGTATTTCACGGCCAGCAACACGAAGTCCGCTGGCTGTTCGCCGCCCAGTCAGGCCAGCGGGCGGGCGTGGCGGAGGGGTGGCAGTTGGTGCCGAAGAAACCCACCGAGCAGATGCAGATTGCGGGGCGTTATGCCACTCACGACAATGCATGGGAGCAAGCACGGGCAATTTGGGCTGCTATGCTCGCCGCCGCCCCCACAAAATGAAATGCTGGAAACACGCAGCACCCGCAGCCATTGGAGAGAGCGGACATGAGTAGAACGACTGTGAGCGAAATCCTGTTTGGCGACAGGAACAAGGAAGAGCGTGCGCTGCTTCTGCACTGGTGCGAACTGGCCGCGTCTCAAGGTGGGTCGTTCAGCATCACCGAGCGCTGGACGGGCAACTGGCTCCAGGTATTCACGATCAATTGGCCCGATGGGGACAACGCCGCCCACGGAGAGAGCCATGAGTGAGCCGAAGCTGTTGCCGTGCCCGTTTGACGGAGGCGAAGCACGTCGGCCTGAAGGCCGGGGTATCCCGCGCAATCTGATGATCGAGCATACTGGTCCTGAAACGCTCGTCGGCCCGTTCCCCGGCGCTGTACCGCCTGCGCGGCCCGTTGGGTTCATTGAGCAATGGGAACTAGACCAGCTTAAAAATGGGTGCGTGGCCCGAGTATTCCCGACCAAAGATGAGCCGCACGATGTAGCCGTGTTCACCCACCCCGAAGCATCGGCGCCGGGGCTGAGTGACGTGATGATGGCGCTTCGGGATGCCTTAGCCGATATGCAGGCTATCAATCTGGAAGTCACAGAAAGCGCATCTTTGGTCGGCTATTTCGCAAACCGACTCAACGCCATCACCCGCGCCAGCGCCGCGACTACTTGCGTTGCTTGTGGGGGCTCGCCGTCCGCTGAAAACAATCCCTGCGCTGTGTGTAGGAGCGCCGCGACCGTGGCCGAGCCGGGGGCGGATGAGCGGGCGGCATGCGAAGCGGCGTGGAACAGGCGCTATTCCTGCGTATCGTTCGAGGGTTTCGGCGCCGAGTACCTGCGCGGGTGGCTCGATCGCGCCGCCCATTCCGCGCAAGGCGCCGTCAAGCCCAAGTGACCCGCCGCGCCGACTTCCCTCTCACCAAACCCGCACCGGAGACCTCCGTGACCATGCTCGAAGACCAACCGCAAAAGAGGGACCCGCTCCACGAGGAGAACCTGTACTGGCACCTCTCCACCGAGCACGCGGGCCGCTACCGCGCCGAGCGCGCCGTGTCCGTCCCCATGCCGCTGAGGATCTGGCGCTGGCTGACCAGGCGCGACTGGGCTGTGTTCTGCGGTACCGGGACGCTGCCGGTGACGGGCAGCATGTCGCACCTCGCGGCCGAGGAGGTGAGCCTCGCGATGACCTCCGCCTTCCACGACGGGCTGTGGGTGGCGTCCGAGCGGGCCCGGCCGCTGCTCGAGGAGCGCGACCGCAGGCTGGAGGACCTCCGCAGGCTGTCCGAGGACCAGGCGGCCGAGCATCGTTTCGCTGATAGCGCAATCAACAGCGTGAATGCCGTGCTTGAACGAGGAGAGCCGAAATGATCGAGCACACTGGCCAGGAAACACTCGTCGGCCCGTTCCCCTTCTATGTACCGCCTGCGCGGCCCGGTGTGTATCGCGCCGAGATGAGATCGGGCCTCTTCTTTTATTCGTATTGGAACGGATCGAGGTGGGGCGCGCCAAGGCTCACAGCGGACGACGCGTACGCGTGGCGCAGCGTCGCTGCCGGGCGTCAGTGTGCCCGGTGGTGGGGTCTGGGGGAAAAGCAATGACCGCCCAACAACAAGACGACGAATACATCCGTGGCTACAACGACGCATACGCCGCGCTAGGTCGCCGCGTCAAACCCGAGCAGCTACGCCAGGAGATCATGGGCCGCATCGCCGCAGGCACAGGCCCGGACGCCACGGCGTACAGCAACGGCGCGATGACCGCTGTGCTCGAATGGATCGCAAGGAGCGTGCACTGATCATGGCTGACCAAGATAGAACCAAGGGTAAGAAAGCCCCCAAACTAGTCGGCCCGTTTCCGCGCGGCACGAGGCCATGGCGCCGCGCCGGGAAGATTCGTTATGACTGCAAGCGCGGAGCAATGCCACCTGGATGGGTGATTTTTGGCGACTGAGCAGGCTTCAAGCCGGCTCGAAAATCTGGTACGCGATAACACCAGAATCTGTGAGAATGCTGGATGTGATCGTGAACGACGTACCTGCCGTCCGAGCCGAGACACGCAGGATGCCCACTGAGTTGTTGTCCTGGGCTGTGAGGAAAATACGGCTGTTCGCGGTCACAGATGTATTGCTTACCACTGCGACACCAGAACTGAGCGTAGCCACACCCTGTTTTGCGTTTGCCCCCTCCACAACACGATAACCGGCGCCCACTGCAGTGACTGAGACTGAACCGTTAAACTGGCCCTGGGTGCCGTTGTAGTCAGCCGATAGGCCGGATAGCAGCTTTCCAGCGATGGTGTAGTTGCCGCTGTTGTCGAGTTGCTCTACCACCGTCGAGCCGATAGTAAGTTTTCGCATGCTCTCTCCTTACGCTAGCTCAGCACGCGACACGATGGCAGACCATTTCGTGCCAACTGCTGAATCAACACGTTGTTTGACCGTGATATTGAGCGCAGCACCGGTGCTGGCATTTATGCTCAGCGACACATCTACCGCATTGGTGCCAGTGCCGAGACCTGGATCCACATAAGAGAAGTCGACAGATTGCGCAACGATTACGGCTGGCGTGCCAGCAGCCAATACTGCAGGAGCCTGCACTACCGCTGTGAGCGTCCACCATCCTCCGCGAATGTTGCCGCCGCGCGCTTCTACACGAATTTGATACGTCGTCATCGAACCGGCCGTCACTGGAATGTCAGTGGTGACGCCATCGACATGGCTTGGCAAGAGATGGGTGGATTGGTCCGAGAAATATGCCCCCATGTATATGCGGTCGTCTTGGACCAAAGGATTTGTGCCAACCGATGAATCCCGATAGGCCCAGTTGACTGAGTTTCCAGCCATTACAGAACGCGCCTTATATCCACCCATAAGAGCGGAGTAGGCATTGGAAGAATTGACAGTGCCGGTGTTTCCCAGGGCAATGCTGTTGTCTGACGACACAGTATTGCCCTGGCCGATAGCGAGCGCGTTTGCGCCGCTTACGGTATGTCCACGGCCAAGCGCCACAGAAGCGGTTCCTGAAACTGTTTGACTCTGCCCAGAGGCGATGCCATACGTTGCAGTGACCTTGCAGCGTTCCCCTGCGAGAACGGCAGCAGTGGTTCCGGAGACTTTGCTATAAAGTCCCCCCAGAATCACTGAACCATTGGTCCCTCCGCTGCGTACTTCATTACCTGTGCCACCTAGAATTGCGCTGTATGCAATACTTCCAGTGATGTAATGTGCTGAACCACCGAAAATCATGGTATGGCCTGGCGTTCCATCTTGATCATCGATGTGCGAGTGCGCGCTCGATACAATATGGTTCATCAGGCCAGACTGGATGCTGTTGTCATAGCCGCCATGGATAGATCCATAGCTAGGTGCTTGACCACCAGTGGCGATAGCTGCGTATGGATCCTCCGCCCGGATATACTCGCCGCTATTCAGGGCCGTACCCAGCGTGATGGCCACAGTGCCACCACTGATAGTGCCGGTCCATTGCGTACCTGTCGGGCCGCTCGCGACATAGGTCAGCACTGCTACGGTTCCATCAGAAATCTTGCGCGTCAATTTCAGATCAGACACGTTGCCGCTGACGGGAAGCGCATTGAACGTGTACGAACTGCCAGCACCCAGGAAATATTGGGTAGCCTTGGTGTAGCCGATCAGCTGTGTATCAAGCCCATCACCCCCGCCTGTGATGGTGACAGAAGAAGTGGTCGGCAGAATCGATGCAAATGCTGTGTTGGGTGCTACGTTGTTTGCGCCTGCCGCCGGCACAAAAATGAGGGCGCTCTGGTTTGTGCTTCCGGATATTGGCATTGCGATCCCCGTTCAGAGATATTGAATATCAAACCAGCAATCAGCAGACCCAATGGTCTTTGTGGGGCCGGTTGAACTGTTTGTAACAACAATGCCGTTGGTGAATTTGCGGCCAACACTACCGAAATACAGAGTGTATGTACCGCTAGCTGGGATTTGGACAATCAATTCAGGTACCGCGCCATCGGCTGGCAATGCCGCAGCATCGTGAAATTGAATAAATTGAGGTGAGCTTTTGCTGTTGAAAATGGTGGCGCCTACCAATTGGCCGGCACTTGATTTGCAGATGAGATTCGAAACGTACGATCCAGAAGGATTGCGCGCATTGGATGGAGCGTTAGGTGATGATCCACTGATCGCCGCGATGGTTTCGTCATCCAATGCAACTACTGGAACAGCCTGACCAGCCTGCGGACCAGCTGATTCTATCTTGTAGATGAGCACCTGGTTAGGTGCTGACAGGGTGACCAAGGTGCTCATGATTTATCCCTAGGGTTATTATTGAATAGTTCTATAAATTTCCCATGCTTACTATTTGCAGCAGGATTATAGTGCACGTAGATAGAGAAATAAACCTAGGGAAAAGATAATCAGCATACAGGTCTGGGCAAGCCCAACACCCCGCAACACGCGACGCAACCCCACGATCGAAATGCCAGGCAGCTACCTCAACGCGGCATCAAGGCGTCGTAGTCGCGCTCGCACTGGAGGCCGGCAACCCTGAGCTTGTCGGCGTAATCGCCAAGCTGTCCCGCAGCGTCGTCAGTCCGGCGGAACACGTCGATGAGCACATCGAGGGGGTCGCCACCAGGCTGGCCCGCGCCGTTGCCGGCAGGGGTGGAATGGTCGCCTGCACGGACGCGCCGCTCAAGTTCGGTGATACGGGACTGCAGGCGACCAGCAGCATCGCGAGCGGCAGCAAGATCAGCGGCAGCCACCGTGGTTTGGTGTTGGGCTTCATTGGCATTCTCCGTTTGTGCCAGGACGCGGCGGTCGCCCTCGTCCTTGGCGGCCTTCACGTCGGCGAGACGTTTGTCTTCAGCCGCTTTTGCCGCGGCGTCGAACTTGGCCTGCACGCGCGCTGCTCCAGCTTCATAACCCTGCTGGTAGATATGGTGGTGCAGGCCGGCCAGCGCGGCGCCTAGACCGATGACCAGTGCCGCGATACCGCCGAGTTTGATCCAGTCGATGGTCATGGGGTGACTCCGTTGCAGGTGTAGGTGCCCCAGCCCATGTACAGCGGCTGATGCTTGAACAGGATCCACCTGGGGTACATGCGGCTGTACTCGAAATTCTTGGGGCTCTGGCCGCGGTTGATCCATTCGGTGGTGCCGAACCAGCGCAGCGGTAGAGGCGAGCGCGACTGCGCGCGCTGCACGAATCCGAGACCGGCGTTGTAGCCCTTCAGGGCCGCTGCCCATCGTTCGCATGGCGTCTCTCCCTTGACCCGCGCGTATAGCCACGCGTCGTAGCGCACCAGCGCCCGGATGGCCCAGCGCGGGTTGTAGGGGTCAGGCGCCCCCAGCTCGGGGTAAGCGCGTACCACCATCTGCGTGGTGGTGTCCATGAACTGCGCAAGGCCACGGCCGTTATCCCAGGCAGTTACTCCCGGACGCCAACCGGACTCTTGGTGGATCTGGCCAGCGAACATCGGAATCGGCGCGCCGACGCCGTACACAGCCTGGGCTTCGCGGATCAGCGCGGCGCGGTATTGCAGCGCGGCGGTCGGCATCGCTGCCTCACATTTGCAGGTGGAGAGCAGCAGGAACAGCGGCGCGCAAATGGCCACGGCGAGGATGGTTCGCACGACGCGGCGCCAGCGGCTCATAGCCCCAACCCCACGGCAAGCATCGTTGCACCCATCACGATCGCACGTCGCAAACATTCATGCGGTGTACTGGAGGTAGTGATGCGAGTCTGGAATGCATGACGGTCGATCCAGTATCCGCTGTGAGCCGCGATCGATACATTGCCGAGTTTCCACAGCACGGTCTGCAGCTGCGGCTCCAGGTCATAGGTGCGGAGCGCGATGCAGGCAGCATAGGTCGCCAGCGACCAGGCCAGCCAACCGGCCATGCGAGTCAGATTGCGTTTGGACATCAGAACCTCCTGGTGAATATCATGTTGACTCATTTCCCAAACCACATGTGCTGCGCGGCCGCCGTGAGCACAGCGCCAACCATCGCGCCCATGCTGGTCAGAACCCACAAGCTCCCCTTGCCCTGATTCGCCATCGCCAGCAAGTTCTTGAGATCGGTGCGCATCTCGTTCATTGCTTTGTCTTGCTCATCCAGCCGCGCCAAGACACGACCGAATTCAACAGGATCAATAGTCGTCATCACCATCCCCCTTATGGTTTGAGCACCGCGACATTCAGCGTGCCAGACGGGATCGTCTGCGAGCCGCCCGACACGTTGTAGATGATGACGGTGACGTTATTGCTGGATGACACGTAGCCCGTGATCATGCAGTTCGCGCTGCCGATCAGACTTGAAAGCCCCGCGATCACCCTATCACCCGCGACTGCACCAGGCACCGCAACAGTCGTGCTGGCTGGCGTGGAGTTCGCAATCGTCCCTGGGTTCCACGCGCCGGAATACGAATTAACGGTATTGGTTATCGTCGCAAACTCATTGCCAAGTACGATGCCAATCGAGCCAGTGCCGTTGTCAGTGACAGACATAGAACCATTGACCGTGCCGCCTGTAGCGCAGCGATTTCCAACCACGCGAGCGTAGGATGCGCCGGTAACAGAAAATGTCGTGCCGGTGGCCACAGTGCCACTGACTTGGTTGTTCTCTAAGATGATTTCGCCGCCCATCAGCGGCGCGCTAATGGCACTCAGGAAGGACGAGGCGGCCCCGCGAAATCGGCAGTTCTTGATAGTGGTGCCGACACACTTATTAACGCCGTTACCGATGACCATGCCATAGGACGATCCTGGTGTGCCGGGCACATTCAGCGCGTTCACATCTAGCCCATCTATGATCGCGCCGTTGGTAGTCTCGAAATCCGGTACATCCTTGAAAACACCGATCCATGCGGCAGTTCCGGCAGAATTAGGAGCCGGATTGATAATACCACCATTGATATTGCAAGCCGCTTTCAGATAGAACCCATATTGGAACGTCTCCATATCCATCTGGTTGAAATCGATCATCAATCCAGCCTGGTGGTTAACACCGATATTGAATCGGATGAAACTACAGTCCCAGCAACTGATATGCTCAGGCCCTAGCAATCCGCTCGAATAGGTTGCTGCTGTTGTGCTGAGACCAGTGCGCTGTAGAATCGTAGGGGCATTGTCACCATTCGCCGTAATATTGCGGAAAGTGCATTGAACCACAGAGCCCGCCAGGTTAATCACCTGGCTTACATCGGTGCAGCCTACATTCTCAATATTAACGCGGAAGAAGTCTTTCAGACTGAATGCGCCACCAAAACGGCCGCCTGTGCCGATCTCCACATCGCGTACTGTCAGGCCGCTGTTGTAGACAACAGCTGCGCCTGACGCGACGCCTGGAGCATTGAATGCGAACAGACCGTCGCACGTATTGTTGTACGACTTGATACCGAGCTTTTCGATCACACAGGCCGGCCGCCCAAGGCCGAACGTGCTAGGGAAATTAAACGCTGAAACACCATTGCAGAGAATGACGGAGGATTGCGGACTGTCGCCGAATACACCGGCAAGCGGCGGCATGATCGCCGTGCCAATTTTGCAGATGCCGGCTGGGAAATAGAGCCGCTTACCGAGCGCGTCCAGCGGCGCCTTGGCATTGTTGATGACTGTGCTGTCGTCCGTCACGCCGTCAATCTTGGCGCCGAATTGTTTGGCCGACACGAAGCTCGTCGTGATGATCAATTTCCAGCGGCCACCATCGGTGGCAACGATGATAGTGCCGCCATTGTCGGCGCTGCTCGTATCGGTCGGGTCATACCAGTACGCGCCACCGCCGCCATCACCTGCGGCGTAATAGCCTGTGACGAATGCGCGGGTATAGGTTGTTTTCGAGAGCGCACGCAGAACTGCAATGCTATCCACGACACGCCCGACGCGACTGAGAAATTGCTGGTCGAGGGTCGTCCCATCGAAACCGATTTGACTGGCACCCCCGGCCCCGGTCTGGTTGAGCAGCGGATTCGTGTAGTTCGGCAACGAGAGTGTCAGATTTCCGGCTGAATCGTTCACCGCCAACGAATACGAGGCAGCATTCACGAACACCGGTTGTGGCGTCCCGTTGAGCGTGACATATCCGTTGGAGGTTGAGAGCGGCTGCGACATGGGGATCGTCATCGCAGCGTCTTGATAGACCGTCAGCTGGTTCGTCACCGGGTTGGCATTCGCAACCCCGATGTAGACGTGGCCGCCCTGCAGCGGTTTACCCGTCAGATCAGTGAAGAATGCGATGGGATTGAGAACCATGTTTCCCATATATCACCTGTTCGTATTGTTGTTGGATGTCGATTGTGTGGATTCAATGAGACCCATTAGAAAGCGCTGACGCGCCATCGGATCATTAGCTCCAGATGCATTGCGCGCGCCATCATAGAGACGCCTGAACGCAGATGAATTTGCCGTGGCCTTGATCGTCTGCTGTGATGGCGTTGCACCTTCTCTGGCAAGCTGTTGAAATTCTGGAGATGCGATGAGCTGATCGGCAGCCTTCATCACGTCAGGCTTGCCGCGCGACAGAGCGCTGATGACGGCATGACTCAGGCCGGCGCCAACCGGCCCAGCGACATGCGCCGCGCCCGCTGAGATCGCTGTACCTACATGCCCGACAGCTGCCTCGCGCGCGGTGTTCATGACCTTGCCAACCAGGGTATCAGCATGCGCATTCAGTTCTTCTCGTGCGGCCATGATGCGGCCTGTGGTGATCGATTCGCGCGTTGCATCCGAGACGCCGCGCGAAACCTTCGCCAGATCGAGTAATTGCGTTCTGGTTTCGGCCGGCAGGTTGCCCATGACAGCATTGAACGCGGCCGAGTTTTTCTTCAGGCCATCCATCCAATCGGCGAATGATTTGAAATTCAGGTCGCCGTTTTTGGTCGCCTTCCCGAATGCGTAACCTAGGCCGCTGGCAGTCACCTGTTGGCGCATGCTGGCGGGCACTGACTTGAGTAGCTCGATCAGCTTCGTCTCATCGCCCTTGGGCAGAGAAGACATCGCAGTGCCGAGTTTGCCGACCACGGAATCGCCGAGCTGCTTGCCGAATAGAGATGTGAGATCGTCCTCGACGCTCTTGCGCATCTGCACCGCGGAGCGCGCTGCGTCGAATTTCTCAAGCGCACCGGGGACGCTGGATAGCGCGCTGCGCTGGTCTTCAGAGACGCTCTTGTAGAGCGCCTTCAGTAGACCACTGTCGGCATCCTTGAATGGGCCCTGATTGCGCAGTCCGGCACCAATGTCGCGGCGCACGTCATCCAGCAGCGCGTATGTCGGTTGCTGGTATTGGGTTGGCATCCCCACATCAGCCGCGCGCACCGGCTGCCCATTGATCGTAATGGGCGACTCTTTCGGCGATAACTTCGCCTGAATCATTTTTTCAATGGGCGATAGATTCTTCGCACCACCGAGATCTGTCGCGCGCTGCTGAACGAAATTGAGCACGTTCTGGGCTTGGGCCGGCATCTGTGCCGGCACGTCCTGCTTGATCGATTTGTAGAGCGACTCAGCCTTCTGGTCGAGCTGCTGCTGCATCGTCATGAGTTCGCTCTTGACCTGCGACGAGAGCTGGCTCAGATCGCGCGTGCCGCCGGCATCCTCGATGATCTGCATGGCGCGCTGCCCGACCGCCTGCAGGCCCTGCATTTCCTCTGCGCGCGCCAAGCTACCTGGGGTCGATTTGATGGCCTGCGCCAGCTCGCGATACGCCTGGTTGGCCGTCAAATGGTCCGGTTGCAGGTTGTCGGCAATGCCCAAGCGCTTGGCTGATGCCAATGTCTCCGCGTCTGGCGCCCCCTGGGTTGCCAGCACCTCGCGCGCAGTGCGCTTGTCCAGGCCAAACGGCTTGCCCTCGGCGCCGACGGCCTTGCGAGCCTGCGCGGCGAGCTCCTCGGGGGTCATGAACTGCTGAGCCGCAGATGATAGCGGGGAAGCAGCAGGGTTGACCGTGCTCGCGGATTGGCTTGCAGCGGCAGCATCCTGAGCAGCAGATTGCGCTGGTGCTGCTGTAGTAGCCGGCACGGCCTCTGCCGGTTGCGCGGCGGTAGCCGCAGCCTGAGCATTCGACCCAGGAATTATCCTGGCGCCTGCGGATGGCTGCATAGCCTCATCAATAGCGGAAGAAATGGCACTTCTCTGCGCTATCGAAGTTGCCGGAGTTTGCGAGATCTGGCGATCAATTTCTCCGAGACGTTGCACAGCGCGCGAACCAGCTTGGGCCGCATCTAACTGCCCCTGCAGGTTTGCCAGCATCTGCTGGTGCGCAGTCATTTCTCCGGAGAGTTGCTTCTGGGCTAGCGCGCGAGCATCCCCGAATTTCATGCCATGATCCTGCAATTCGCGCGTGCGCTCTGCGACAGAATCAAAAGCGCGCTGCTCAAGAACTGAAATCTGATTCGCTAGAGAAGGATCGCCTTTCGACGGGGCATTTGCCGCGATTGGCAAAAGATTTTCCCGCTCCCTTTCAAGTGCCGTCAATGCCGGATTTGTGACCTGCGGCATCCCTGGATTAACCTGCGCTGCTAGGCTAGGAGTGGGTGGCTGAGCAACTCCAGTCGACGCAATATCAGGTGCGGCGACCTGGGCATTCGGCTGCGTCGGCGCTACCACGGGTTGTGCAGATTCGGTGCGCTGGGCCGTCGGTATGGGGTTGATAGCTGCGTCAGCTGGTCTGGCACTGGCGCCATCTGGCAGCGCCGGCTCAGTGCGCCCGGCTATCGCCGCAGCTCCCGCTGGCGCTTCATTCGCGATGACCTTCATCACGCGCGAGGCGGCAGCCGGCGAGAGCACAGTCGTCAACAGGTTGGCAGCGAGTCCAAGCGCCTGACTGCCGGTGGCCTGGTGCACGGCCTCGCCCACGGCGCCGCCAGCGGCACCAGAAGCCACCATGGTCGGAATCGCCTTCAGGGCCATGCCAGGAACCGGCACAGTAAGCGCGCCTGCGCCGCCAGCACCGGCCTGCAGCACCCTCTCGGCATCTGTCTGGGCCGTCGGCGCGCCAACCTGGTTCAGCCGATAGTTGGCCGTTTCCTGCAGCGTTGGCGAGTTGTCAGGCACCGTTTTCGGTGCGCCAGCGAGCGGATTCGGGTTCTGTGCGCCCGGCATCGAACTAGCCAGATGCGTGCCGGTCAGCTGGTCGATCGCGTTGACGAAGCCGCCGCCAGTGCCGATCGCTTTGATGGCATCCATCGGCATGTTGGCAATGGCCTTGCCCTTCTCGTAGTACTGATCGATCGCGGAGGACAGGCCTTCGACATAGCCACGCGCGGCGATGCCACTCTCACGGCCGGCGGTGGCCGGTGGTGCTGGCGTCAGCTTTGCGCCGGATGGCAGCCGCAGAGCGCCATTCTTCACGTCCTGCTGAAACTGCGCAGCATCTGCGTCAGACATGTGGCCATTATTAAACGCGTCGACGAGTTGCTGCGGCGCCGTCGGAGTTTGCGATTGCTGTGCCTGTGACTGATTAACGCTCATGCCAGCCGGCAAGACCACACGGCCGCTCTTTACATCCTGCTCGAACGCATGCGCATCGTCCGGCGTCATCTTGCCGTTCTGATAGGCATTGAAGAGCTGCGCGAGGGGTGATGGACCGCTTTCACCACTGCCCGGCGCTGCGGTGACGGTCGGCGCCGCCTGTAGCTGGTAGGGATTCTGACCGTTGGCCGACGAATCTCCCCACGATGGCGTCGCGTTTGCGTTGTTCGGAGAGGAGCCGGTGACGCGCTTCACGTACGCCATCGTCTTCGGACCCCAGGCATCGCGATTCGTGCCGCCGTGATACTCGGCGGTGGCCAAGATCGGGTTGCCGCCATTCCGATCGAGCGATTGTTTCAGCAGGTAGGCTGCCCCGTAGGCTGCTGTCTGCGGGCTCAGATAGGGATCGACACCGGTCTGTTTGATGATCGCATCGCGCGTGCTCGGAATGATCTGGTATGGCGTCGCCGCATTTGCGCCACTAATCTGGTCGGCGTTGCTCTTCTCGCCCTTCGTGCGGATGCTCGAGAGCCATTGTGCAGGGATGCCTACCGCGGCAGCGGCCGACTGATCTGCCTGATCGTAGGCTGGGTCTTTGAAACTGGAGGGGAATGCGCTTGCGTTGTATCCGTTCGGCATCTCACCGCCCCGGCGTCAAGTACTTGTTGTAGCGCGCCAGCGAGCCATTCAGCGTCGTTGGATATGCCTGTCCTGGAGCCTGCTGCCCAGGGAGCTGCGCGGCGCCTGGATTGCCAACCTGCACGCCAGGCCCCGCCGTCGGCGAATCGAATGCTGACGGCGTGGTAGCCAATGTGGCGAGCCGAGACTTGCTGAAGTCTGCGTAAGACGTGCCCTTCGCGACCTGCTGGCCGCCGACAGCTGCATCATGCGTGGCCGGCCCCATGTATCCGAATGCTGATCCCCATGCTGCTTTCCCTTCGTCAGCGCGAGCTTGGCGCAACTCGACGTTGCGCATCGAATTCAGGAATTGCTCAATCTGGTCTGGATTGGCGTTGGCAGACGGGAATCCCTGCTGCAGCACACGCAGGTCAGCATCGGTTGTGCGGCCGCCCTGAACCGCAGTGAATATCGACCCATTACGCAGTGCGTTGTATTCAGTGCGCAGCGAGTTCCAATCATCCTGACCACCAAACACGCCTTGCGCGCGCGCGCGCATATCAGCGGCGGAACCACTCGTCCAGCGTCCCTGCTGTTTCAGGGAATCGATGTTGCTCAGCGCGTTCTGGATGCGATCTGCTTGCATGCCATGCTGCACGCTATCCATGGCCGAATTGTTGACGATCTCGGCCGTGTTGCCGCGCATGTTAGGCACGTTCTGGGCATAGTTCAATTCGCGCAGTTTCAGATCGACATTGGTGTGGAATTCCTGTTGGCGCAGCCCGAATTCGGCCGCTCGGTTGTCGATCTCGCTCTGGATGTTCCGTGCCTGGCCCTGCGTCACGCCCAGGTCGGCGACAGCCTGCGCTGGCGCGGTGGATGCCTTGGCTTGCGCAATCGTGGCGTTGGCGTTGGCGGTGCCAACGGTGGCCGGCGTGGTCATGAAGTTGCCGAACATCTGGGCGAATTCGTTCGGCGGCAGCACCGACGAGAGCGTCGCGCCCATCAGTCCAGTGGCTGCCTTGGGGTCATTCTGGATCTGCCCGATCAGCGTGTCGGCGTGCCGCAGCTTCTGCTGCACTGCGGGATCGCTGGGGTTGGGATTCGAATTGACCAGCGCGTCCTTCTGCTGTTGGACGATATTCAGCGCGAGATCTGGTCGGCCATTGAGCATTGCCGAGTACGCCTGCGCCATCGGTTGGATGACCGCCTGCCGCTGCCCAAGCTGACTCATGTCGAACGAACTGGAAATCGCGGCATGCTGGTCCGGGAACATCGCGGAGAGCGCAGCGAAATTCGATGGCGTCGGGTTTTGCAGCACCTGCTGGAGCATCCCAGGGTATGCCTGCTGGCGCGCCACCTGCAGGCCGGTGAGCGTCGATTGCGCTTGCGCTTGCTGGGTCTGAGCGCCGATCAGACCGGTCTGCGCGTTCAGATTTGCCGCTTTCAGGAACGAGCCGACAGGATCGGCCTGGATCTGCATCCCTGTATAGTTTGCTGCCTGCGGCAGCGCGGACGAAATATCAGGCATGGCGCGCCTCAGTTGAACAGCGGAGTGTTGAACAGCCCAGTCGTCGAGCCATTCGTTGAGATGCCGCCGGCGTTCAGGTATGCCGGGGCGGAGAATGAGTAATTGCCGTTCGAGCCGTTCGCATACTGGCCGAATGCACTCGACACGCCATTGATCGCGCTGTTGATGGCATTGCTGGTACCAATGGTGCCGCCGGCCTGCGCAGCGCCCTGCTGCCCCAGAAGATTAGTGATGTTGCTGCCGGTATTCATCGCCGCCTGCCCAGTGCCAGACGCTGCGTTCTCGCCCAGGTTCAGCAGATTGCCGTACTGGTTGACCAGGCTCTGTGTACCGGACAACGACGTCCCTAGGTTGCCGATTTGCGTCTGCATGACATTCGATAGCACCTGCTGCGGCAGATAGCCGAGAGAGGCGATGGTATTGCCATTGCGGAGGGCGCCCGTCGCGCTGGCATTGGCCAGGATGGATTGCTGACCAAGATCCATCGCAGTGGCGTATAGAGGACTGCTGGTGAGGCCAGAGATCGCAGATTGCTGCGCGGCCTGCCCATTCGCGCCCGTCAGGTTGTTCAGTTGACCGAGCGTGCTGCCGTACTGCCCGACTGCTGAGTTGTAGCCAGACAGCGCACCAGTGCCAGCGTCGACATAGGGCTGCAGCAGCCCGCGCAACGTGTTGAATTGGTAGTTCTGCTGAGCAATCCCAGATTGGGTCGCATTCGCCTGCGTGTCGGCCGCAGACTGCGCGCCATTGGCGGAGATGACGCCACCGGCAATTGCGCCTATGCCGCCCACGACGGAAGCCGTGATTCCGAGGCTCATTTCTCATCCTCCTCGGAATCGACAGGGCCAGCTGGCGCGCGCAGTTCTTCAGCACGGCGTTGGTTCATCAACTGGATGTTGTCCTTGCCGCCCAGCAGTTCGCTGACCGTGGATTCCGAGATTTCCTCGATGATCCGATCGAGATCCGTCTCCGCGGTAGCGTGATAGGTCGTCCAAACCGTTTCCTCGATCGCGTAGCCGACGCGCTTTGTGCCGGGCTTCGATATGAACGTGCAGGGAGCAGCCAACTCTTTCATGCCCTCGTCAGTCGAGACCATGATGCGGCCCTTGGAGACCGTGCAGAGGTGTTCATGCCGGTGCACTGCGCCAGTGAGCACAACGCCAGCGGGGATCGTCATCTCGCGCGCATACATGCCTGGCGCGAAGTAATGACGAACAGGGCAGTCAGCCTGCGGAAGATTCTGAATCTCGCGCTCTAGCGCGATGACCTGCTCGCGCGTAACTGACGCGAGAGATGTCTGGTCGGAGGGCTGGAGGCAGGTTTGCATGCGCGTCGAGTCGGCTGTTTGAGGCATGCCATGGCATGCCCTCGGACTCGCGTCGCACTGCTTGGATGAAATCTCCCGATACGCGGCTACGGGAGATGTTTTATTGCGTCGAACGGTACAACAAAAGGCTAAAAATTTCAAGAAATCATATTTCACGAATACACAACGCCACCCATTTCCGAAATGGTGATCGCGCTGGCCGTTCCAGACAATCCCTGCAGCGTGTCGCCAGGCCCGAGGCTCGGGAAATCGATGTCGAGGTTCTGGCCAGCAGGAATACTCACGGCTGCCAGGCATTCATTGCCGGCGCTGGCCGCTCCACCGGATGGAACCGTGTACAGCGTCGCCGTTGCCGCCGATGCGCTCGTGTTGGTGAGGCGCACGCGACCATTTTTTACGGTCGATGCGGGATTCGTAGGCGCCGTGTAGATGGTCGCTACAGCAGTCCCTAACTGGGTTGGAGAGAACAACTTGACGATTGAGACGGCCATGAATTCACCCCACTCGGGTCAGGACTGTGTTGATGGGTTGGGTGGCTCCACTGTTCTGCGTGATTTGCAGATTGAGGCCACTTAGCGCAACGGACATGTTGGATCCGGCATTGGAAAATGCAACGCGCGCACTCGTTCCGTCGGTGAGAACCACTGCGAACAGATCGTAGTGGGTTGTATCATTGCTGGTGAATCCCAGACTACTGGAAACGAGCCAGCACATCGGAGCGGCATTGGCGAATGTATAAACCGTCACGGCCGTGCCAGACGGCGCCGATGCTACCGCCGATGTTGCGCTCTGGAAAACGGTTCCTTTGACCGTTGTCCCAGTGACTGCGGCCGGGGTTGTGCTTCCAACTGGTGCGCCGTCAATCGTGCCGCCAGTGATCGTCGGATTGTTTCCAAAAGCAGGATCACCGCCGGTTACGCCGAGCAGCATTTGTCCTGTTGTGCCGACGGCCGTCTGATTGACGGCGGACGATCCCTCTCCCAGAAGTACACCATGGGCGGTGAGCGTGGATCTGCCCGTTCCTCCGTTGGAAACTGAGAGAGCCGAGCCGATCGTCACGGATGTGAACGCGGCCGCTGCCGGAACGGATTGACCAATCGGTGCACCGTCAATGGTAGTGTAGTTGACGGATGGCGCCCGTTGCCTCGTGGCATTCACAATGGCGCTGATTTCATTCACGAGCCCATAGAGACGCGAGATATCCGATTGCAGCGTGCGCATCGTCATCAGCATCGTCTGCAGCTCGGCAACCTGGTGCTCAGCATTCAGGCCGGCCGAGTTCTGCCGTCCTAGCAATGCCACGCTCGCCTCTGAAAACGCCGCAATATCATCGACGCCACCGGGGATGTTGGTCGTGATGTCGCGCGCCATCGCCTCCAGCTGGCGGATCACGGTCTGATTGCCACCAAACGCCTGCGCGACTTCCTTTCGGTTGATCGGCGGGGTCGTGACCTTGATGGTCGACATGACTACGCCCCCAATGGCTCGGCCTCGGCCTGGAGCGCTGCAAATGAGATTGGTGCGGCATTGAATCCTGCGAAACGGTAGCCGCGGAAGTTCCTGAAGAAATGCTTGGGTCGCCACTGGGCGCGCTGGCGCGCATTCCCTTGCGAGCCCATCGAAATGTAGCGCGGCGTGCTCCATATGCGGCCGTCGTTGGTGTATTGCATGCTCATCGTGTCAGTCTCACCTAGAGCGGCATGCCCGAATGTGCCGATCAGCTCCATGGTCGTCACGATGAGACCCTTGCCCTGGTTGTGAGCGAATACCGTGTCGAACTGCCAGCGGGCATTCGTGCCGTACTGCGCGGCTATTGTGGAATCGAGATAGCCCACGCGCTGATCGAGTTTGTCGCCGAACAGGAACTTCCCGTAGCAATAGACCGGATGCCATGCGCGCCAAGAACCGTTGCCGTCGGCGCTGGAGTCCAGCATGAACCAGATGGGTTGCTGCGCCACCTGCGAGCCGGCCACGTCATAGACGAATGTGTAGTCCGGTAGGTTCAGGTAGATGAACTGCTGGTCTTTCTCTGCGCGATAGTCTAATGACACGTTTCCATACAGCACCGCCTCCGTGTATTGCGCGAGCACCATTTCGACTTCGCGCGTTGCGATCTTCGTGGCTACACCGAGGCCAACGGACAGCCAAACGCTCGGAGCTTCGTCTTCAGCGCCGCCGACAAACGCGAACCCCTGGCTGGTGTTCGTCTTGGCATATGGGCCGATGACTCCCTTCTGGATCGTCGCGCCAGTGTTCTCTGTGAACGGAAAACCGGCACCCCCCGTGTTATCGAACACTGCGATGGTGTAGCGATTGCACATGTACAGCTCATTGCGGAACTTCAGCAACGCATTGAGCGGATCGCCTGAATTGCTGTCGTTGCCGAACAGCTGCGTATTGAACGTGAACTGGTTCGCGAGCTGTGTGAGGTAGCAGGTTGTGCCATCCGACAGCGCGAAATAGCCGGCGATCCACAGCATATCGATAGGCTTGCCCACACTGGGGTCTGTGCACTGCTGGAGCTTTGGTGCCTGCAGTGTGGCGCCTGTGGTCGGCGTCTGGACGGTATAGAACCACAGCGTCTTCGCGCTGATGATCGCGATGCCCTGGTTTGTGTAGCCATGTGCCATCACCACCGGATTGCCGTCATCCGGCAATTGCCCGAGCACCGTCACACCGCCGACCGCGTTGACGGAAACGAAATTCGTCCCGATCACGCGATAGCAGACGCCCTGCCAGGCGATGGCACCACGGTCATGTCCAGTGAGGTCCGGCGCGCCCACATCGAATCGAGTGAGCCCCTCGGCAGAGCGCAGGAACATCTTGCCGATGCCAGTATTCTTGATGACCGGAACCAGGTTGCGCGGGTACGAGGTGCGGAATTCCGCACCAACGTCGGTGTAGGCGCCAGAGGCGATCGGGATCTGCGCCATGTTATGCGGCGGCGCTCTGGAATCCTTCGCCCGGCGTCACATAGACATTACCGCTCTTGCCGGTATCGGCGATCAGAGAAACAGCGCCAAACGTGTCCGCTTTGGTGATGACCTCCGAGGAGTTCGGTCCAATCGGATAATCTCCGGCCGTCCCACCAACTGGGGCAACGGCATTCACAGGATTGCCTGCATCCGAGCATCGAACGTACACGGGAAATGCGTTCGCATTCAGAACTCGGATCTGTTTTGCGTTTTTGTCGACGCCAATCGTCGTCTGAGTCGCGCTCACCGCTACAATTTGCGTTTGGCCTTGGGCCGGCGAGAAAGGCTGGTTCAGCATGGGTCAGACTCCGTCGAGCGGCTGCACGATGAGGCTCGCGCGGCTAATGGAAAGGGTCGTCGCAGCGTCAGCGGATGCGACGAGCTGGATGATGTCGCCCAGATTGATCTGGCTGTTGACGTTGTTCGGGTTCTGTAGGATGCCGGAGAACGTATAGCACTGGTTTGCGCCTGTACCAGTGACGATGGCCTCGAATTCTGACGTGAACAGGGGGCCGCCAACTGGGCCGGTTTGCAGTTGTAGCGTGAGGACGCGCGGAGACGGCAGCGAGCCGACGAGCGCGACCCAGAACTGGCAGCCCTTGATCGCGCGCGTTGCCTGCATAAGGCCGGTTGTCACGTTCTGCGTGAGGGACTGCCCACCCGAGTTGAGCACACTGTTGCCGTTCGCGTCGTAGGGGGTAACGATGGCTGGCGTCGTGGTCAGCGCGAGCGTCTCGGCTGTCGTGCGCCGCAGCGCGTACAGGGAAGCAGCCAGAAGCAGGCCACCGCTTGAGAACGTGAATCCAGACTGGAGCAGCGAGAGCAACTGCGAGAGCGATGCCTGCCGCGGCTGCCCATTGCCTTGGCTCCAGATTGCGATGAGATCGGACGTCTGGATCTGCGAGTCCTGCGATAGCTGATTGATGTTCATGAGCGGTCCTCAGTTACTGTCGTCCCACTGGCTGCCGCTCGGCTCGAGCAGCGCATCCCTCGTCGTCGTGACGCGGTCCACTGGCGCGAAAAATTGCTGGTTTTTCGTGTTGCGACGGTTGCCCGTGCCGATCGGCATGTGGCGCGGCATCTGCATCTGAGGGATCGACTGTCCGATCACGAGGCAGAGTGTGCGATAGCCATCGGCAGCCGCGCGCACGGTGTCGACATGAAGCTGCTTGCCGAGCGGTGCTGCGATGCGCCGCGCGAGGTTCGTGTAGAACGCCTCTTCTGCCCAATCAGGGATGCCAGCCGGATCGTTGAGAGTCGCCAGCGCCCCCAGCAGGTTGTAGCCGACGCGGATGCCACGCGCATCCCAGCCGGCAGCCAAGCGCTCCAGGCGCATCAGTGCGCCAGTGCGCTCCTCTGGCGTCAGGTCGAATACGTATCCAGCGAGCGCGATTTCCTCATACGCAGCGTTGACGAGATCGCCCTTGGTAGCCATGGCTATCGCTCACCTGCGGCCAGCAAATCGCTGCCCTTTTTCGAGGATTTCGTAGCGCGCGAGGCCTCTTCAGCCTCCATATCGGCGGCGAGTTTTGCGTCGGCAGGCGTCAGGCTCCATCCTTGGATGAGATGGTCATCGATCTCGGATTCATCAACGATGATCCAATCCACATGCACACCATGGATGCGCTCCTGTGTGCCGATGCGGTAGAGCATGGTGGCCGTTTTCAGCGGGGTCATATCGTTCTCCAGAAATGGAAAAGCCGCCCCGAAGGGCGGCCCAAGGATTACCGCGGTACGAAACTCATCGTGGGCGCGGCCGAGTACGTGACGATCACCTGGTCGCCAGCGCTGACCGGGATCACAGCCGGCGAAGCTGCGGCGATGGTGATCGTCGTCGTGCCTCGCTTGAGCTGGATGTTCGTCACAGTCCCGCCCGTGACCACCACCGTGCCGGCGGCAGGTGCCGTGTACGTGAACGGCGAACCAGACGGAACGACGTTCGCGATCGGCTGTACGTGTCCCCAGGCGGCCGAATTCTGACCACCCAGGCACTGCCACGAAACACCGTCCGATTGAGCCTGGAAAATCGCATTCAGCGCGTTCAGCGACTGGCTGGTGGCTCCTTCCACGTTGTTCCCGCCGGCATCAACGATGGTCACTGCGTTGGCTGCGGCGAAGCTGGCATCCACGCGCTTGATCACCTTGTCCTGACCATTGACGGTCGTCGCATTGGGCAGCACAACCTGCACGTTCTGCGCCGATGCGTCGACCTCGATGACCGTGTCGTTGTTGGTAGCAGTGAATACCAACGGGTTAGGATCGCCGGCCTGCGCGACCACCTTGGTGACCGGATACCAGTAGTAGCCAGCGCCGCCGCCGGTGCCGATCGGCTGCGCCGGAATCGAGCCGCCTAGGCCGTTCTTCGGGTTGACGCCCGAAAAAATGTCCGATTGGAATCGGGTGATGATTGCCATGATCCGTTTTCTCCTCAGACCTGGTTGAACAACTCGACGCCGCACATCTCGGTGTTGAGAACCGCGACACCGAAAATCACGTCCGCGCGGTACAGGGTCTTGAGCGTGTTGATGTCGAAGAACTTCGACAGCGTCATCTCGATCCCCTGTTCCGTCGTCGCGCGCAGCACCTGCACGCCGGCGTCGGTCGGCGCGGAGTAGCGGCCCGGCAGCAGCTCGATCGCGCTCTTCTTCCAGTGCGGGTTCAGCGCCGACGCTGCCGTGTTCAGCCATGTGATGGCTGCGCCGTTGGCCGGCGTGGCCGTCACGTTCTGGTAGCAGACCTCGGCGTTCGATCCGCCCTGCGCGCTGATGAGCGGCGGTGTGATCTGCAGGTGAGTGCCATCGACCACCGACACGACGCGGAACGTCTTCGGCTGACCGGTATCCTGCTTGGTGATATGGTGCACCGAGTTGACGCCAGCGAACTGCAGGCAATCGCCGGGCTGCACGTTGGCCGTCGCGCTGACCGCGATGGTCTGGAACCGGTTGTCGACGTTGGTCACCTCGCCATACGACGCGGTGGCTGTGGCCTGCGGAACGTAGAACTGGTTCGCGCCACTGACCGTGATAGCACCGCCGGCCGCCGCAGCGATGCGCGGCGCATAGTCCATCTTAAACACGCCGAAGTTTGCGACCTCGCCGACATACGCCTTGTCGTATGCGGTTTCCGGACGACCCTGCAGGGTCTGGCGGGCGGCCAAGTTGCTGGCCATCGAGTTGTAGTCGCGCGATGCATAGGCCGCATAGCGGTCGTCCGCGCCAATGCCTTGCTCGTTGTAGATCGAGTCGATCGCGGCGACATCATCGAAGCCCGACGCTGCCGACGTACGCTTGACCACCAGCGAGCCCAGCTGCGTGCAGGCGCCATTGACGGCGACGTTGATGTCCGCAGACAGCTTCTGCTTCGCGGCCTCGCCGAGGCGGTTCTCTTGCAGCGCGTCGCGCAGTTCCAGCGCCGTCATGACCCAGGGCGACGAGCGCGGCTGGTTGATCTGCGCCGGCACCGAGAGCTGCGTCGAACTGTTGAAATTGCCGGTCATGTCCGTACCCGCATACGACTGTGCGATGTACGGCATCGGGCGCCAGATGATGTTGTAGGAACGCTCCATCGCCTGCTGGTCGGTCGAGTACTTATTGACCAGGCGCGACATCACGAGCATGTCATTGAAGCCCTCGAGCAGCTGCTCGAAGGCAACTCGTTCTTCTTTCGAAAAGGCGTTTGCCATTTTTAACTGCTCCTATCCAAGTTGGAGAAGAGCAGCCGCCCAACCTCGTCAGCGCCTCTGTTGCGCTGCCTTCAGTTGCTTCTTGTACGCGATGACCTTGGAATAATCGCCGGTCTTTTCCGCGTCCGCTCGCAGCTGCTCAAGTTTCCTCTCGCCGCCGCCGGTTGCCGGAGCACCAGACGATGACGATACGCGCCCTTCGGGCGCAGGCTTGGTCGCAGTGCGGGTGGAAGTCACTTTCAACTCCTTTTCGAGCTTCGCCGCCGCGAATGCGAACCGGACGGGATCTTTGATTTGTGCCAGCGTTTGCAGCTTGGTCGGATGGCGACCCAGGGCATAGACGAGAAGTGCGGGCTTGTCGGCGCCGGCCAGCAGAATGCCCTGCTGCTCGACAGACAATGCCGCGACGACCTCCGTTTCTGCATCCTGGAAGTCCTTGACGCGCAGATCGATCGCTTCCTTGCGGTAACCGTTCTGACGTTCGTGAACGGCGCGCTGGCGCTCCTCTTCCGCTTGACGCTGCTTGGCTTGCGCGGCATCGATGTCGCGCTTCGTCTCGTACCACTTGCCGAGCGCTTCGTCGAACTTGCCTTCGTCGTAGTCAAAATCCTCGAGCTTGGGCTTGTTGCCCAACGTCGGGACTTGCGACTGTTGCGGCTGCTGCTGCGTCTTTTCCTTCGCCTCGAATTCACGGATGCGTCTCTGCGCGGTCGCGTATTCCTTGCGAAGTTCCTTCACCCACTGCGGAGCGTTGTGCTGCTCCTGGCTGGTTGAGGCCGGCGCAACCTCGTCGCCGAACTGCAGCGTCAGCTCATCGTCGCTTTCGCCTTCGCCTGACGCGCCGTCAATCTCCTCTTCAGGAGGATTGGTGTGCTCGTCATTTGCGGTGTTTTCGAGGCCATCAGTGCCAGTTTCGGCATTCAGGTCCGTCGAATTCGCGTTCTGAGCGTCGTTTTGCTGCTGCTCGAGCGTTTCTGCCGTGGTTTCCATTCGATCACCGTATTGACTCGCGCTTCATGCTCCGCGGAAAGCATGTCGCCGTTTTAGCACTAAATGTCCGCGCATTCAAGGTTTTGGGATGTAAATTGCTATCTATGCCTGTGGCGCGGCAGTCTGTTGCGGAGCTGACTGGGCAGCAATCGCATCCTGAGTGGTCTGGCCAATGAGCGTCTGCAGGATCTCGTATGCCATCTGCAGATCGTCACGCCGCGCGTTCGCGAGTTTCGCGATCGCATCTGCGCGGCTGTTCGCAGCGTCGGCGAAAGTCTTGACCGTGTCTGCTTGCGCCTTGCCGGCGGCGGCCGACTCGCGCTGCGCGGCTGCCATCAAATACTGCGACTGCGGGTCAGGCGGCTGGTTGGCCTGTTGCTGTTGCTGTGCGGCTAGTTGCTTCTGCTCCTGCTCGTTCGGCTTAACGACACCCAGACGCACCAGCTGCATACGCAGGAATTCCTGCAATTCATCCAGGCCCTCACCATCCATGTTCGTGAGGATGAGAGAGACGAGAATCTGGCCGAGTTGCGGGTCCTGGACGAGGCGCAGCATCTCGATCAGCTTGCCTACGGTCGCGTCGCGACGGCTCTTGAACGCCGGCCCAACATCGACCGTGACCTCGAATTTCCCCTTGCTCGGATCGTTCACAACCTGGGACATGCCGTCGACCATCTGGGGCTGGCGTAGCGTGGCCTTCCCGCGCTTGCCGTCCTTGCCCACGGTGGTGACCTGGCGGCCGTCCTCGTCGGCGATTTCCCGGTACATGCCGAGCCAGATTTCGCCGGAGCGTTGCATCGACTTCGCCATATTGTCCATGTAGATGAACGACAGCATGTCGACCTTGGCTTGCACCCGCTCCATCAGCGCATCGGAGATGTTCGAGACGACCTGCTCGCCGGCCTCCTGGTTGCCCGTCAGCTCCTTGATGCTGGCGTCGGTGATCTGGATGAGGGCCGCGAGAGGCTCCGGAACATTGGGCGGCTCGCAGTAACCCACCGGGCCGGCCGGTGTTGCGCTGCCATCAGGGTTCTCGATGGCGTTGATCAGCAGATAGGGATTGTCATCGATGTTGTCGTTAGCCCAGGTCGTGCCATGGCCTGCCATCTGCCCGGGCGTGAATATCGGTTTGCGCCGCGGCGACAATGCCGCGATGATCGCCAGCAGCGAAATCTGCATGTTGAACAGGCGCTGCGCGTCTTTTCCCAGACGGATGTGCGACATGATCCGTTCCTGGTTGTCAATGTAGGCGCGCTTGCCATAGAACGGCACGATCGGAATGTTCGGACCGGCGATGAATCCGCAGTCCTCCAGCACTCGCGCGCCATCGTGGATCCATTTGTGCACGCGGCGGCGTTTCACCGTGCGCGTGCGGATATGGCTGTAGCCCTGCGCCTCCATATCCTGACGCGTCTCATCGTCGAGATCCTCATCGTCGATCTTAGTGTCTTTCTTGTTCTGATTCAGCAGGCGGAAGACGTGCACTTTGCGCCTCACTTCTTCGACCTTGTAGTACTCGGCGATGTAGATCACATCCGGCGTGTACCAGTCGAACTCTGTCATGTGCTGGATCTTGCGGAACGTGTTCGCATTTCCCTGCGCCTGGCTGGAAAATGGATCAGTCGGATCGGATTCGCCGTACGTCTCGACGTACTCCTCGCGCGACATTGAGCTGATTACCCAGCAGCGACGCGCCTCGCTCTTGCTGTAGCTTTTGCCGATCAGATCCCAGAACACCGACGAGTCTGCATCGTAGATTGGTTCGAACACGATTTTCTGTGTGTCGTCATCCTCATCGTATTCGTCGGTGTAGACGTTGCGCAGGCGCCATGCGCCCATGCCGCCGGCGACGCCCTCCTCGAACGCGTTGTCGTATGCCTCCTGGCCACCAGAGCGCTGTTCGTCAGCGCGGTAGGCCCCTTCCAGCATCTCAGCCGTCTGCTGATCGGCATCGTCATCGCTCGGGTTGAACTGCACGCTGATGCGGTTCGCGCGGTACTCATTGAAGATGCGCACGCACGCCATGTGGAGCTTGTTCACTTCGAAGCGCGGCTTGTTGTCGAACTGCAGGCGCAACGCGTCTTCCCACTGTGCGCCATCGACGAACACGAAGCGCCGGTCTTGCAAGCACTTCAACCGGATTTCCTGCTGCGAAGAATATGCCCTGTCGAAATGCATGGTAGATTCTTCAACCAGCTCTGATTCGATTTCTGCTTTTGTTCGTGTCATGACCATGTCCTTCTATCGACGTGCATTCCAGTGGTTCACTGATCTTGGTATTTCGTAGTTCTGCGCCTGCTTCTTCTCGGTATTGAGCACCGCTAGCCGGCGCATCATGTAGGCATATCGCGAGGCGGAAAGCAAATCATCGCGCTCTTTCACGATCCGGCCATTCTCATCCCGGTGATAGAGGCGCTTCTCTTCAAACCACTCAACTAGGTTGGAGAAAACTCTCCACCGGCCGGTGAGCATTCGCTCCTGCATTTCCCAGATGCCGGCCTCGACGCTATTCCCGCCATCTGGCCATTGAGCATGGATGCCGAGCATCTTGAATCCAGCAGCTGAATACTGCTGCTTGAGTTGGTCGCCTCCCCCCTTCTCGTGTTGCAGGCCGTCATGTGGCCATGCATAGGGGATGTCTCGTGCCCAGCTCTGCACAGCAATGCGCGCCTGCGATGCATCCCTCTGTGAGGCGCGCCACGCATTGGTGATGTAGACCGTATCGGAGTCCTTGTCCCAGGCCAGCTGCACATGCGCTTGAGGGTGATCCCATCCGAAATCCACGCCGTTGAGCACATGCCAATGGTCTGGAACCTTGAATGGGTCAATCTTGATGTCGTCGTCCGACACCGTAAAGATCAAGCCGGCGCCAACGGCCGGAATGCCCTTCGAACGCATCTCGCGTTGATGCGGCGGATATGCAGCCAGGATCTGGGCCTTGGCCTCTTCTGTGAGATGTGGCGCATCGTCCCACGTCACGTTCAGGAGGAATTGACCCTCCTTGATGTCCTCCATGAACTGCGACACCAGCGGCGTCATCCCGTTCTCTGGCGTGAACGTCAACGTTACGAGGCCGCCGCGGTTGTCATCGCCTGTAAGCGTGCGCGTCAGGCACTGCGGGTAGATCTGCTGATCCCTTGGCTCCTCGTCGATCCAGATGTCGTCGATCGAATCGCCCATCAGAACGTGTTGTCCTTGTTCGTACGCTTTGAACGAGAGCGTCGACCAGCCGCCCGAGATGTGTTTGATCTTGATGTCCTTGACCAGATTCTTTGTCTGCGGCGAGCGGATGAAATCTCCCAGGCAGTCAGCTGGCACCGCGCCCTTCCCATTCGGCGCATCGTTCTCGAAATCACCGAGCAACTTGCGCTGAATCACGTCCCGGATCTGCTCGCCTGACACGCCCAACGCCCACGCGCGGATCGGCCTCGAGAACCTGTAACCATCCCACCAGTCCGGGTAGCGGCCGGTAAGGTGCATGGCGCGCTCGAATGCTGCGCTCTCGGTCTTGCCGACACGGTTGGCGGCCATCAGCGCGCGCTGCTTGTTCGTCGCGCTTGCTGCAAAAAACGTGCGCTGCCATGGATACGGCTGAAACGCCGCAAGGCGATTCCTCGCAAGACGCTCAGCTTTCTCGGCGAGCGCGGCAGCGAGTTCAATCTTCGCTTGACGCACTGCCGATTCCGAGAGCCGTGATCCGGTCAGAGATGATCTTTTCGAGCTGCTCATCTGTCGCGTTTTGCAGGTTCAGATTACCGTTCAGGGTTGTATCCACATCAATTTTTTCTCCATACCGTTTCGGATCCCACTTGGCGAGGAGTTTAAATCTCGTTTCAATCTGGAGCTTGCGATGGCCCGTCATGTCCTCGCGGATTTCCTTGACGCCGCTTTCGCTTTCCTCGCGGCGCACCCCTTCCTGAGGGGTGTCAGCGATCAACAGCGTATCCTCGAGGATCGCCTCTCTACCAACCATTCTTGCGCGCGCGATGCGTGCAGCAAATTCTTCGTTTGCCTCCATCC